AATGAGTTTAGTTCTTTGTGGTAGCAATCCTTCTCTAGATAGAATTTTAGCAACACCTAAATCATGTCTTACTACAGCTTCAAGTTGAGCATTCTCTCCAATTATCTGAGACTTAGATACCCTTTTAGATTTTGGCGTAGCTTCATCCTGAGTTCTGCTTACAAAGTCTCTCTTCGCCATTTGTTCAGCGGCACCTTCTCTAGGGATAAACCCTTCTCCTTTGGCAACTTTAGTAGGCACATTTGGTGTGGCCTCTGTAAGTAACCCTCTTTGTTTTAAATACTTATCCTTAAATTCAGTCTTAGCTGGAACAGTTAGATTGGTATATGATCTTTTATCTAAAGGAATTAATCTAGCCTCTGCCTTATAAAACTTATCATCCTTGTAAATCTCTCTTACCAAAGCATCTCTTTCTTCTTTTGATAAAGAAATTTCTGTGTCAGGCTTAGCATATTCAGAAAAGTTTTCTTGAACATCGTATAGGCCATCAAGTCTAAAATGATTTGTTCCAGGAAGTTTTGCATTAAACAATGGATGTACTATACCACTTCCTTGTATGTCATTTATTAAAGTCTCTCTCTGTTCTTTTGGAAGTACATCTAATTCAAATCCACCAACCACATACCCTCCAGTATTATTTAGAATTAAATCATCTGTCAAGAATGTATTGTCTCCGTACTCCTTAAGGAAATCATATATGTTGTACCCAACATTGTTAAGTGCAATCTTACTATAGTTAGTAGACTTGTTTGTTCTTATATTTTTATTCTCAAGGATTATACCTTTACCAAGTTCCTTTCTTATTGTAAAAGTAGTGTCATTAAGAAACTCTTTAACTGCTTCTTCTAAATTGGTATTCTCATCTATGCTATCAATCAAGTCAAATAATCTCTTCTCTGATCCTCTCTTCAAAGCAGCCTGATCATTCTTCAATTCATTTTGAATAGCCTTAGAGCCTTTTATAAAACTCTTAATGGCATCCTTAGTTTTTGCTAACTCTTCCTTAGAAGATGCGGCTATTTCTTTTAGCCCTCTGATAATGTACTTAGCACCATAAGAGTTATTGATAGTAGTATGTGGAGGCTGAATCATTACTAGCACAAGAGTCTTCCCTGTACCATATGCTTTCTCAGCTGCTGTATAAGTTCCTCTTACTGTTCCAGTACTAACACTTGCAAATCCAATACCATCATCAACATTCTTTTTGTTTGAAGCAAACCCAAAACCACCAAGGATTGCGTCTCCATTCTTATCTACACCATACCCAGTGGCATCACTTGTAATGATTAATACTCTGCCTTCATACTGTCTAACTAATTCAGTTAAAGTCTTTATAGGTAAGTCTGCTATTGTTAGGATATCTATTCCAGATGGGAATTTATAATCACCTATATCAACCTGAGATTTAAACTTCTTACCAACAAATTCTTGAGGATTACTTACAGGTATTGCTACACCTGAAGAGTATGGCTCTTGACTATTTAGTTGCTGTATCTCACTGCCCTCTCTGATAGCACCAGAGATAGTATTGAAGAAGTCAACTACGTCCTTGGTATTCTTAGTATCCTCAAATGGTTTGAACTTGCCACCTGTAATCTTAGACACAAACTCATTAATCAACGCAGCAACTTTCTGCATTGTACTTACAGATACGCTTGTCTCCTGCTGCTCTAACATACCAGTTAACTCAGCCAAGAACTCCTCATGGTTTACATCTAGTAGTTGTCCTGTAACAGGGTCAACATACTTAGCAGCAAAATCATTTAGTTTCTTATTTGCATCACCCTTAAGTACCTTGGATAGTCTTGTTCTAAAGTCATTGAATAAGTTTACGTTCTCTCCAAATGTCTTAAATAGTATACCATGAGCAACCTCATGAGCTACTGTTCTAGAGTTAGCTCTGGATAGATTTATGTCAATCCTTCCTGTTGTCTTACCATCAGGAGTAGTCTCATAAGAGAAGTTGCCTCTAGTTCCAGATGCTCCATCCATGTCTGCCATTGCAGCATTATAACTACCCTCATCATCATGGATTACAATATCAATATCAGGGAATACAGACTTCAATGTTTTGATAGCCTTCTTCGCTGTGTCAATAATCTTTAATCTTGTGCTAGAAGATTCTTTCTCTTCTTGTGTTGTGGCCTGCTGAGATTTTGACTTAGTTCTATTTCTTAACTCCTCTACATCAGCATCATTTGATATTGATATACCAGCAGATACGGTAGGAGCAGTCTCTTGCTCTGCAAATAGTTGCTCAAGTCTTGATACTTCTCCTTCTACATCTACCTCCTGAGTAGGTTGTTCTAATGCTGCTAGTTCCGCATCATACTTGGCATTTATAAACTCTCCTACAGTTTGATCGCTACCTACTTCATAAACTTCATTAAGACCTTCTTCATCGTAAGTGCTCAGTTCCTCTTGTCTTCTTCTCTCAATCTCATTTATTTTTTCTTGACCTTCTTGGGTAACGCCTTGAGGTTCTGCTTGGGGTTCTCCTTGCGCCATTTCTTGGCTAACTCTGGTTCCTGGCTGTACAGGTACTTCACCTGCTGCTTGCTTTTGAACGGCATCTTCTGATAGTTTAGTAAGTTGTTGATTTATTTCGTTTACTCTATTTCTTTGAGGAACTGTCAATGCTTGATCCTTGCCATCAATCTGACGCTCCAATTCACGCTTCTCCTTTAGCAAGTTCATCGCCTCCTTCTTACCTTTCATGTCAAGGTTATCAGGCAACGAGTTGAATAAACTAATAGAGTTTCTATAGTTATTTAAGATGTCTTTACCTTCAGCAGAAGTAATCTCTCCAGCATTAATTCTAGACTTAAGCCTAGCAATAAATCCCTTCTGAATGTTTGAGTCATTTGCCATCTTCTCGAACATAGCAAACTGAGCATCATCCATTCCTAAGAATCCCTTGCCTCTGTAGGCGGCAGATATAGATCCAGGTACAGCAAGTACTCCTGCTCCAATACCTTCCTGTAGACCAGCCTTACCTACTTGCTCAATAAATTGTACCACAGAGTCAGGAGTATCAAACATCTTCTTCTCCTTAGCCATGTTGTAAATTTCTTTGGCAGTGATATCAGCAACTTCTTGTAATGCGCCTGTTTCAACTTCTGCTAAAACACCAGCCCCTAAAGTTAAAGCTCCTCTGCCTATAGCGCTATCAATCTCATTCTTAATTACTTCTCCAAATGTCTTGTAACTAGCACCTGTCCCAACCTTTCCTAATGCCTTAAGCACTAATCCATTCAAGAAACCTTTTTGCTTTAATAAGTTACTTAGACCAACACTTTCAAGTATACCTACAGCTACTGCAATTGGAGCCTTAACTAGTAACTTCTCATTCTCTGACACATCTGCAAATGCAGGATCATTAGCCATCTCATCATCCAGTCCTGCCAATACCTGAGAACTCATCAATACTGTACGTGCGATTGGTCCACCAGCCATAGCCGGTATAGATGTCAATGCACCAAGCAATGCGCCTCCAACAAATGTCTCTTCAATTGACCTGTAATACTCAGGAGAAACCCCTGATGATTCCATAATCGTCTTAGAAGCCTTATCTAAACCACCTATAATCTCTCCCTTTACACTTTTCTTTGCTACATCTCGTACCCTATTCTCTATATTAGCAATAGTTTCAGGGCTTAGTCTACTAGTGATTGATATGAAGTCTTCTCCTTCAGCAATATCTACACCCTCTTTCTTAGCCTGCTCTATGAAGTTTTTCTCGTAATCATCCTGACTCATTATAGCCTGAGTTGGTATTACTTCTCCCAAGAAATCAATAGCAAGCCCAGAGAATCCTTTAGCCATATTGTAGATTGACTTATTAGCAACGGCATTTAAAGCAGCACCATACCATGTACCCTGCTGAGCTTTCATCTCAGTGTACTTGCCTATGGACCTGTTCAATTGCTGACCTCTCTTTGACAAATCCTGAGCATCCTTTATAAAGGATTGGAATTCACCACTGAACTGATCTGCTCTTGATATGAAGTCATCTACTCTAGCAATGTACTCCGGATTGTTTCTTTGCTGTACAGGAACACTTTCTAGTTGTGCTTTCTCTGCCTCTAGTTTATTCTGAGTCTTAACGAACTCAGCATTTCTTGCCAAGATTTTTGTCTCTTCTGCATTGATGCTTGCCAGAGACTCATCAAGTTCCTTCTGAGATACAATCTTTTTATTAGCGTCTGTGTACTGCTTCTGTAAAGTGGATAAGTTCTTTACAGCGGTGGTGCCCTTTCTTAAAAATGCGTTTAGTTTATTGGCTTCTACTTCTCTATCAGCAGGGTCAATTATATCCAAAGATATTTCAATAGACTCTCCTGATGGAGATGTGGCTTTCATAAAATCACCAGCACCAGTTTCTTCAAACTTAAATCCTAGTGGACCGAATTGATACTTAAGTTGTGGTACAACATTCTCCTCAGTCTTACCTATAAGTTCTGGTTTAACAGCAGATAACTGCTCCTCAACAAACTTAGGAAGTGGAGCGGTTTTCTGTTCAGGCAATCCCTTCCCTGGTTGAAATTGAAATTCAGTACGTGCAGGTAGTTTCTGCTTAGGTAACTTTACCTCAGGTTGCTTTTGTGCAAAGGCAGGAGTCTCCTGTACAACTTGACCAGTACGTGGGTCAAAGTTTGTAAGCCCCGAACCACCATCCACAAATGGTGATACCGTATCTTTTTTTTTTACTGGCTCAACAGGCTCAGATGCCACTAGCTTTTCAGCCATAGGGCTAATCAGTTGGTTGAAATCATTTACGCTGCCAGAGTATCCATCATTCTTAAAAAGATTATATGAATAATCAAGAGCTTGTTTGTCTGAACTTATAAGTTGTTTGTATTGATCAAGTGTTCCGGTATACCCATCTTTCTTGAATAGTTCATACGAATAATTTAAAGCCTGTTCGTTCATTTTTAAGGATTAAATCGTGAAGCCCCTCCTGTCTGTTGTCCTGTCATCAAAGATACACCAATAATTGTTGGGTCCTTAGAGATTGAATAATTTGTTACTCGATTAATTAAGTCATCTAGATATCTTTCTCTTTGCTTAAAAAAATCAGTTCCTTTATTTCGTGCATCTGTTTTCGACAAGTCATAAGAACCAATTAGAACATCATCATTATCAGTAACTGTTACCACATCATCTACTGATGATACTTTAAACTTACCTATTAATGCTGGATCAGAACTCAAAAGATTTTGAAGGTTTTCAACTGTTACGTCTCCAGTACCAGTGAATATATAGTTATCTCTTTTCGGTTTAACTTGTTTTAATTTGGTCTTAAACTGATTAACACTTTCTGCATAGTTACCTCCACTAGAAGGTGTCTCATCTTCACGTCTTCCTACATTAGGCTGTGGCTTATTGAATGGGTCCTCCTTAAGTTTTATATCAAGTCTGCTCTCAATCTTACGTCTCATGTAATCTCTAGCAGCCTGCTCTTGCTCCGCTGTTAGCCTTGGCGTATAAAAGTTTGTCTTAGGGTCAAACACATACTCAATAACATTGCCTTCCTTGCCTGATATATTTGACACGTATGCCTTACCATTCTTGTCCTTAACAAGGTCGTTAGTAAGTACAGATGTGATGTTAAATGGATTAGAGAAGAATGAATTAATCTCTTCATTAAGAGCCTCCTCGTATCCAGGTCTCTTCCTTACATCATCAATCGTTACAACCTTACCCTGTAGTCTGTTCAGACTTTGTATAGTAGATTCAGTAAACCCACCAAAACTTTTACTTGCAGCCTCAGCCGCACCATTAGAATCAAAGTAATCAACCTTGGTATTCTGAATCTTCTTTAGGAATCCAGATGGAGCAATCTGCTTACCAACCTTCATTACCCCCTTGTTTTCAGGGTCAGGCTCCATGATACCAATATTAACCATAAAGTTATTTGGATCAATCATAGCCTTTGATTTAGAGAAGTCCCCAAACTGCTCAGTATAAGCCATCAAGTCCATCTCAAACGCTTGAGATTTATTAGCAGGGTCATTACTTATCATCCTGTCTCTCTTCTCTTTGAATGCAGTTTGAAAGTTTTTAATCACACTAAACAACTCATCAGTACCATCGTTTAGGTTCTGTCTCATGATAGTGTAGTCTTTTAATTTAAGAGCACCAGACTTTAGTAGTCTATCCTGTAACAGGATAGCCTGTCTTGCATTGTCCGCATAATCAAGAGTCCAAGTATTTAGATTAGTATGGTCTCCAGTAGGTGCCTCAGACAAACTCTTTAGGTTCTCTCTAGTGACCTTATCAATAGCAGTTCTTTTATCCTCACGGATTTTCATCTGCTCTTGAAGCATGTCGGTAAGGCCCTTACCAATCTCTGCCCAGTTTACAAAACTGTCAGCTTCTCTTTCTGCAAATTTATAGTATGTAGCCATTCCTTAATTTCCAAATGGGTTTGTATTAAATCCTAAAGAAGGATTTGAAAATGCATTTAAAGAACTTGACAAATTTCTTTTAGGTGCTAAGATGTCCATACCCGGGTCATATCCTCTTGAGAATACATCTCCTGATATTGAATTAATTATGTTCGGGCTTTTAATTAAATAATCTTTAGCATTCAACGCATCCATTGACCCTATCTTATTGGCGATATCTCTATTACCTGTTAGTTTTGATATGACCATATTAAATGGCAAAGGCTGATTTGTAGTAGGATCTAGAAATTGTTTGTTTAATGTTTTATCTGCTGCGGCTTTCTCGTACTGCTTAAGCAAATTATCATATTGCTTAACGCCCTCGCTAGATTTATATAACTCACTTGCTTCTAGGTATTGCTGACCTGCTGATTCAAGCCCTGTAAATATTCCTTTAACAGCAGCAGCACTCTGAGCACCAGCCTGAGCAGCAGCTTGTTGAGCTCCCTGTGCCTCAGCCAAGTTTAGATTAGCTCTAGCTCCAGCAAGTCTTGTCTCCTCCTCAGCAGTTGCAGCTTCAAGACCCATTAGTTGTTTGCCAATATCTCCAGCTATTTCTCTCTGAGCCTCAGTCTGTCCTCTGTATACCTGTCCTGCAATAGCCGCAGCACCTCTCTCACTTTCTCTTCCTGCTTGAGTTAACTCTGCTCCTGCCGATAGGTTAGCCTCAATCTGACGCTCCATTGCTTCTCTTGGTAGGCTGAGCCCTGCAATTCTATTTGCACTCAACTCATTCATCGCCTTATTAAATGCGTCTTCAGCAGTTCTTGATGCTTTTCTAGCTGCTTGACCTGCGCTTACAGCCTGTCCAGCAGATGCTCCTGCACTTGCTATTGCTGTTGATATACCTATTATGGCTCCTGTTTCTAGTCCCATGTTATAATATTTTTATTAACTCTGTTGAATTTGTACATCCCTTGACATACCCACTATTAATGAAGCTATCAATCAAATGCTTATTGTTATTGTTTGAGAACACATACTTAGCTCCTTTACTTTTGCAAACCTGAGTAAGGGTGTAAATCAATAAATCTATACACTCCTTTCTGGCTGGCTTCTTTCTATAGGTCTTGCTAGATACTATCCACTCAACCCAAGCAACCTTTGCATTCATGGTATACATAAACCCAGCACATACTGGCTCATCACCATCAAACACAATCAGTCCACTAGTCCCATCATCAGGCAAGAAATCTCTACTAGGTGCATCCCATCCCCAATCCTTCCACCATCCCACTAGGATGTCATCGTAGTCATTTGCATTTAGTTGCCTTAATAATATTCCCATAAATTTAAGGATAACTTTTCATTACTTCAGACTCAACTGCAAATAGCTCCACCTTATCCACTCTATTGTTCTCCAATGTGAATACGCAGTAGTGTCCTAGCACACCATGAGACTCCGCTACGGACCCCTTAATATACATAAAGAATGGGTTAGTTATACCTGGTACACTACCACCTGCTATTGATGCATTCACTACAATCCTATTATTGCCTGCTGGATAGTCAACTACAATACTTGTAATCTGCCCACATAACACAGGAGTACTGTAATTAGGAGGTAGGCTATAATACAAGTAATCGCCAACACTAACAATGCTACCAATCTCAGTTAGGTCAGGTGATATAGGAAACGATACGTTCAATGCTGATGCAGCACCAGTCACGTTCTGACTTAGCCCAATACCATTCACTGATCTAAGCGCATACTCTGATGGCTGCGCTGGCACCGTTCCAGCGTTTCTAACGAACGCAAACCATGATGCCTCCTTCTTCTCATACCATGCTGATTCGATGAAGCCAGAGGTCTGTATATCGGTCTCAGCTAGTGTTGCCCAACTATGATTACCCTCAAGATTTATGGTCTTGAATATCTTATTCTCAAGAGGAGATGTGTTAAACACACTCTGTATTCTAGAAGTGTACTGAGTACCATAGAAATTATTTCTAGTCTCATTCACATTGTGACGATACAAGTTCCCTCCCTTGAAAGTATAGAAGTAGTTGTTCATCCCGACCATGTAGTCCGGAATGAAGGAGTAGAATGAAGGCCACCCCTGTGATGATTCGCTATATGATAGTGTATAATTTGCCATAGTTTAACAAGGTCCTCCCCAAGTTGAAATTACCCCAACTCCATCGATTAATAATGTCTCTCCTGAAGCAGGAGCTGATACAGTCTTATAGTGTGTATTGTTACCATTCAATGGTGTAGTAAGCCCTACGTTTGTGTATAGAACCTTACCTGCAAGAAACACATCATATAGTGATGGTTCTGTTCCAGTGATGTACACTGTCAAAGGTGTACCAGTTCCTGCACAAGCAGCAGATGAACTACCCCATCCGTAAGTATTTGGATTTGTAGTCACATCAAAGTATACCGTGAATGTATTAGATGTACAATTACCAAATGCAATAATTACACCATTGGAATCTACTTGAAACCAATTGTTTGCGCCAGCAGCAGTGGTCTTATAGTATCCTGCACTAAGCTTAGATTGACCATTAGCATCACTAAATACTAAGTCATATAACCCAAGTACACCAGCCCCTCCATTGACATAAGCCACGTAATAAGTTTGATCAATAGTGTCAGCACATGCTGTAGCACTTCCTACATTTACTGTGCTAGAAGCGAATGATGGCAATGCGGCTGGACATGATACTGAAATGCTAAATACAGCACCAGTACATGGCCCAACAAATGTAAGGTTTAGAATAGATGGAGATGCTGCTGTCTTAGGTATAACCATAACGCAATTGCCTGGAGCAGAAGCAGTAAGTTGCATCTGACCTGAAGCTACAGATACAGTTTCTACAGTTCCTAATGGAGCAAATGTTGTTCCATTATATTGGAATTCATTAAGTGTATAAGGAGAGCCTGCAACTATGCCACTGCTACAAGGATCAGATGATGACCCAAGATAAGTAGGCAACCCTGCTGTACCTTTACGCCATCCAAATGATGGGGATGACAATCCATTATAAACAATACTATTATAAACAACTTTAATTCCCTCAGGTACAGATGTAGGATTAAACCTAATAATCACCGCTCCAGTAGGGCTACCAAGATTTGTATTTAAATAATAAACACCCTGTGTACCATTGGCATTTATTGTGCCTCCACATGGAACTGAACAAGAAGGACAAATTTGCTGAGGTAACAATACACCAGACACTTGCTCTCTTACAATTGACCCATCAGAATAAAACCCATTGGCAGCTACTGTTGTTAGTGCTGCATTTGAGTATACCACCGTAGCGGTACTAAGTGATGGTGCGTCTAAATAAAATGTTCCTGATGTTGCCATATTAAGTTGGTTCTTCGCAGCCGCAACAAGCGTCTAGAGTAGTTGTATTAGAATAACAAAGAGTTACAGGCAATGAATTTCTGTAATCCCAAATCAAGTAAAGGTAATTGCCACTGTTAGGTACAATGAAAGTTCCTGAATAAACTCCTGCACTTCCTGTTATTGGAGACACTATTGTAGATGCTGCAAGTAAGTTTGTAATTCCTACAGAAGTATTTGGATATAACGTATTGCTACGCAAATATCTAAACTTATCCTGACCTAGAACAAAATCAAATGTATCTGGAACAATCTTATTCGATATAATCTGTAGGTTTGACCCATTTGTTGGGATGCCTCCAAATCCTTGAGGTCCTGATACTGAATCGTATTGAGACACCACAGGACTTGAATCATCTGTAGCAAAGGTAACAAAAGTAGACTGCAATGGTGATACATAAGTTCCTTGAGTATATCTGTACTCATTATGTATAAACTTGCCTGCATCAACAACGCTAGTCAATGTAACTCTTACAATAGTCAAAGTCTGCTGAATAGGGCAGTTAGGAACTACAGTAATCTCAAGTGGACCAGCTGCTGTTATTGTAACGGTAGCTACATTGACATTATTCTTATTCTTATTAAACTGCAATGAGCCTGAGACATTCACAAGACCAGAGGTCTGAGTTGAACCATCGTAAGTTACCGATATAGTAAAGTTAGATGTTGATCCAGCAGGGACAGTGTATGGTATAGTAACTATGCCAACAGGCTGACCTAAGTCAACGCAATATGTTTGTGTGTTCCCAGTTGGAATAGTAAATGTCTGAGATACTCCGCAAGCTATGCAATCAATTGGTATAGGTAACTCCTCAGAGTTCGTAGTCAAAACGTATTCATTTAGATACGGATCATACCCACCTAGTTTCTGAGTATTGAATGACTCAATGAACTCATCTCTAAACCAAGTACGCATTCCAAACTCTGATATCACTATCAACTGGTCTCCCTTTAGATTAAGCACAGCACCACGCTTTACATCTGTAAAGAACTTATCAGGTCCCCACTGCACATAACTCTCTGGGTGGAAGCTAATTCCATACTCTTCTGTTCTAGCAATCTGAGTACCAAGTATCTGTGGTATTGAAGCGATTGTACCTCCACCAGAAGAATCTGAAATCAAGTTCTTACTAGCAAGCACATAAGATATCTTATCCTCCTGTAGTACAAGCACATTAGTCTCACTACTATCTAGAATGTAGATAGGGCCAAATGCCACTTCTAGGTACTTATAGTTAAGTAGACCAAGGTTAAACTCATTTAACTTATTAACATTTGACTCAAAGTTATAAACACCACTATAGGTGATATCAGCAAACCTTCTAACTCTCTGGTAGTCTTGAGCAGCGACTGCTGTAACTCTATTACCAAGAGATAGTGTTCTTCCAATGATTGAATCAAGAATCTTATAACTCTCCGCTCCGTTACCAAAGCAGAAGCAGTTGAAGAAGTTGGTATTAATTATTGCTGGTACAGAAGATGTTTGATTCTGTACGTTCCCAGTATGAAATCCATTTACAATAGGTAGAGATAACTCATTCTCAAAGAAAATATCTGGAGATGCATCTATTGGCTCAGTCTCAAATATGATTATATTATCAGCTCTAAATACATCAATCGTAGCAATTATACTAGACCTTCTTTGGGATCTATATGTTTCACCATTACATCTAACTGTTCCAGACATAACTAGTGTCAACTCATTAGTGACTGTATTTCTAGCGAATCGATACTTGTTAGTACATGTTAAAGGAGTTGCAATAGCAGCTGTTGCTGGTCCTGTAGTATAATTATAAACCCCTAATAAACTGGGATCACCTATGTACTCATTCTCAATCTCGCATCCATCTCCACCAACATCTTGAATACCTTGATCAAGAATAATCTTAACATTATCTCCATCAAACCATTCCAACATATTGTCATAGTTTGCAGATGCAATCATATTTTTTTCTAGGGTATATATCCTAGTCTCACAATTACCATTACCTTTGCCAACACCAAGTCTTTGGAACTTAATGTTTATCTGGATTCTACTACCAGCAGGGACATCGTAATCTTCATACTCCCATGTTAAGTGAGCAGGATCATATCCAGCCCCTCGCCTGATGTTCATTGGGTAGGCTAACTTAGGGTAGCCTCCAGAAATATTTTGATCTACCTCAATTGTTCCCGGAGATACAATAGAATCGTAATCAGTTACAGTAGAAAAGTTATTTGGATTAATCTTTATGTATACGCCAGCCGGAACAGCTATATCCACAGTTGGATCAGTAGGGCTTGGTATCTCAACAAATCCTGCTACTTGAGATTCTTTTTCAAGCACAGTAGCGTATACACATCTGTTAGTAGCACCATTCGTATCCGCTTTGACTATAAGCCTATCTCCAGCTTGAACCTTCCTAGCATTCTCGCCTTCAAGTAAGAAGTAAGTATTATTAGTTGCTGGATCATTGAAGAATATGCTGCTATAAATAGTATCGTACGTGTCCTCGTCTGGCTTTATAACAAACTTATATCTTGTTGCCCAGTATGGTGGCTTCTGTGCAGTAGGGATAGTTACCTGAATAGAGTTTTTATTATCAGATGCAGAACATGGTACGTGAACCGTATTGTTTGGACTTACTAATGCAGTGGTTGATCTGTTAAAATCATCCATGTAAACAATGCCAATCTCATATCCTCTATTGCTATGTAAACTTCTAGGTGTATTTATCTTTTGATAAAATGCCTCAACAAAGCTGTATGAGTAATACTCCCATACGCTTGGACTAGGTGAAACTGTGTTATCAACATACCTCATGGTAAGCAATTGAAATCCAATCTGTGTACTAGCAGGTGTTGTAATTATACCAATACCTTGACCAGCAACATTAATACCACTATCAGTTTTAGTTAATACACCTAGATTAGTTGAAAGCGCGCAATTGAACTGATCAGTAAAAGTAGTACCATCACATGCATCAACAACAGGCTCAATATTACCAGCAAGCCCTACAGCATCTTTAAACTCTAGACTAAAAGCCATCTCATATACTGAGCTGTAAGACTTAGGTAAAATAAATGAGAATGTAAGGGATATATTGTCATTGGTTTCCGTAGGGAATGATGGTACAAACCCAGTAAAAGAATAATGATCAAAAGTCATATCCACTGTAATAGAGGCACCTTCAACAAGTTCAAGACCATCAAGCTCCAAATATACCACAGAGTCAGGAATCGTCTCAAAAAATACAGGAGGAATAGCACCAAAATTGTATAATCCAAAATCAAATGAATCATTAATCTCAATGTTATTTATCTCCTCAGATATCAATGTAGTGGAGTACCCCAACTCAACTGGGTTACCATTATTATCCAGCATGTCGTAACCCTCAACGTAGTTTCCATACATCAGTCTATTGCCCATAATAGTTTGGGCCTTAGCTAGAAGTGGTACGTTGTCAAATAATCTAGACAACTCACTTTCTGGAAGCACTGTAAATATTTTACTATTTGTAAATGTATATGTACGGTTTTCATTATTAGTGAATCCAAGAGCAGCCTTGTCAAGTTTTTCAATGACCTTAATTACATTGCTTGTGGTCTCCTTAAATAGCAAGTCAATACCCTTAACAAGCGGACCACCAGTATTGTAAGTTACAATTGCAGTGTTGTACTGATTCTGCATGCCATCATTTAGATAGCTGTTAATGCTAAAACTAAATGGCTTAGGTTGAAACGCAGGTTCAGACCACTGAGAGGTAGCAGAATACTCGCCATCCTCATACTGATATCGGTAAGCAAAGCAAATGAATCTGCTCTCCAAGAAGTTCTCCTGATCACCAGTATTTATAAGTTCTACACTAGGAGACTCTACTGGTGGCTTCTTGATAACAAGAATAGACTCAGCACTAAACTGGTCTATGTTCCCAACAGGATCTGCATAGTTCTTGTCTATGTTAATTACCCTAGGAGGATTATAATCGTCTGTAAAAAATAATAAGTTGTCAATAATGTTGACTCCTGTAATAAGATAGTCTGGGTTAAAGTTTAGCGTGGTATTAACTCCTCCACCATCGTTGATGCTAATCAAGTGGTATGTCAATATGTTGTTGTACACATTGAACGACACAATCATGTCAAGCTTGCCTGTAGCACCTACAGGAAAGTTTGAGTCATGAATAAACCAATAGATAGTTTCGTTTGTATTGTCAGTTATAGTACCTATACATCTAGCAGATGCGCTAAGTGATGTTCCATTAATGTACTTTAGCGTGGTTAACTTGGTGTTCCCTTTAGTGTTTTCAATAACACCAATCTCTGAGTTCTCAGTAGAACCCATGCGAACATTAAGAGCATCAATATACTCTCCATCAGGAATAAGTCGTTCATCAACGACTTTATTCATTCTACCAGCTATGAAGTTCCTTGTGATATTCGCCATATTATTTCAACCACTTGTCCATTCCACGTAGGTTCATCAATAGTCTACCTGGATGAATGTTGCTTAATCTGATTTTAGAGTTTCTCAAAAGAGCAGTCTTCTCTTTTCTTGCACGGTTCACAATATATTCCTGAACTCCAAGTTTAGCATTTAGAATCTCATACGTAATGTACGCATAAATAAACTTTTCAAACAATTTATTTACGCTAATACTTAAATCATCACCATTCTCCATGCCATCTGATATGTACTCCAATATCACTGACTGGCCATACATGCCTGAGTTAAAGTTAATTACACCACTCTTAGCATCAATGTTAAATGTAGGATTGAAGTTAGCAGTCTCATTATTAAGACCATATCTAGCACCAATGCCATATTCAAAATACCAGTTGCCATCTAGGTTCCAACCCTCCTGACCATCATACGCACTCTGAGGGTTCAAGTAAATACTCTTCTTAACACCCTCTAATCTCTGCAAGTCAATCTCAGAAAACTCAGGAGACAATGCATTGCCCTGATTATCAAATAGTATCTTACCGGTGTTGTCCTGCAAGTACGCCTTAGCAGAAAGCACCTGAATGTTCTCAGTCAATGGTCTTAGGTATCCATCCTTGTATAGGTTTACCCTAACCCAGTTCACATAGTCTGACGGTAGAATGTACTTAAGCGTATCGTCCACAGTAAGCTCAAGAACTTTTATTTGCTTAAACGCATCATAGTTTAGTTCTTGTATTGCTCTCTTGGCATGAAACAAAATTTTATATCGCTCTTCATTATTTACTAATGAGTGATTGCCTGAATACATCAACAAGAAATTGTTGACAATGTCCTGTAGACTAACATACTGATATGATCCCCAGTTTGCATCTATAGGAGCAACCCCATTATTTTCGTAGTATTTCTCTTGAGTGATGTATGCCATGATTATTGTGATTGTTTTTGTTCCTCAGCACCACCGAACTGAACTGCCTGAATCTCACGAATAGACATGCCAGCGTACTGAAGAATCTTTGAAACTAATTTTATTTCATCCTCGATAGGCAACTCAAAGTCTTGGTATCCTAAACCAGGAGACTGGTTGAACACTGGCTCACCATTAGTTAGTGTAGTGAACGTCCACTTAGGGTCCTTAGGATATCTAAAGTAATTGGCATCCACCTCGTTAGGAAGATTAATCGTTGATGGGTATACTGTTAGTATGCTACCCTCCTGCGTATACGCTGGGAAGTTTTCAGTAGGAGCAGTCAAGTTAGAGTTTACTAGCATGGTAATCTTTCCATGAGTAACCTTCTCTGCCTCTGCTTTGAATACCCTAGTAGCACCTGAAGCATCGTAGCACAAAACCTTGTTGATCATAAAGTAATCAAACCCAGTGGTAGTTACCGATGGTAGGTAGTATCTATTCGAAGCCGCAGTTACCTGAGTAAGCGTTGATGTAACTGCAAATAGTTCTATTGCTTCCTCTAAAGCCTTCTTCTGATCAGCGTAATCTGTTCCAGCGACACGGGCATTCTCCTTATTAACTAAGTCATTATACCCAGAAAAGTACTCTTCATAGATTTCTAGCTGTGCCTGCTTGGCAAACAGGTTGAAGTCAGAAGGTGAGATGTATCCGTAGTTATTCTTGTTCAGAATTGCCAATACGGTATTTCTAACTGAGTTGATCATTCTAGTCTTTTTACAAATATAAACAAAAAAAAAGAGGGTGTTATTACACCCCCATTTTTGATTATCTATCTATGAAAAACTACGTTACAAATCTAAATTATTTTCTAACATTTTCAAAGCATCGATACCATCATCTGTCTTTAGGAATTGAGCCACGGCAAAGTATGGGTCATCACCATAGGATACAGTAAGCATTTTTTTCTTCACTGATGGGGTATTAAACCACACCTCCTTGTTATTGTTTCTGAATGCCAATAACTTGTTCTCAAAGAACACGTGAATATTTGCTTGAAGTTTTAGCATTGGGTCACGTAGGATATTCAAGAATCCTTTTGGATCTCTCTTTGCATAGATTAAGATATCACGCTTAAGTTCAGATGTTGTGAACTTATTAGGGTCCTTACTGAACAATACTCTAGCAATTGTCTCAAGCTGATCAACACTAAGTTGACGTGCTTCAATCAATGCATCTACCTCAGATGTAAGTTGCTCTACTTCCTTAGCCGCATCTCTCTCATAATCAACCTGAATGAATGCCAAGCCATTTAGTGGATGGTAGTGAAGGAACTGCTGTAGTACTGGGTTGTTTCTTGGAACTGATAGGAAGCCATTCTCAAAGATGATTGGCTCTACAATTGCATTGCCATCCTGCTCGTCCTCAAAGGGAGACTTCTGATTGATGGCATACCTTAGTGGTCTGTTAACATTATTCTCTTCATCAAAGTAAAGTAGAGGATATCTCCTAGTGTTTCTTGATGGTAGAGTAAAAGATAAAGGAGCAGACTCTCCCTTAAGTTTGTAGACTTTGTCAGAACTTGTTACTGATTTTTTCATTTGATTAAATTTAAAGATTTAAAATAGAGGGAGCCACAGCGACCCCCTCAGTTAATTATTACTTACCCTTCTTAAGTTTAAGCTTGTTTACTAAATCTTGAGCAGCCATCTTGCCAATTCCTTGACTCAAGTTACCCTTTCTTACAACAGATCCATCAGGACCAGTGATAGTAAAGTTAAATGTTTTAGGGTCAGGCTTGCTCATGCTAGTGGTATCTACAGACATTTTTTGTCCTTTACCTACACCAACCTCCATCAATGGAGCTCTTTTAGTTGCATTATAAATAGGCCCCTTTACAGGCGTGCCTTTCTTAGGACCAGGTCCAGTTACTTTCTTTGCCATTGTCTTGTTTATTTAAAGATTAAAGGAGGAGCCAATTGGCCCCTCCATTATTTACAATTAGGCTCCGTATCTGAACAACACGAAGTTGTTTGCACCCAAGGTACATACACAACGCTCAGACAAGAAGTTAACCTCCATTGCATCTAGATCGCTAGTCTGTGCACCACCAGCAGAACCAGTGATCCAAGTCTTGTATCTACGATCTTCAGTCTCAGAAGCTCTGTAACGAACGTGCAAGAATGGTCTCTTAGCGTTCTTACCAAGAATCTGATCGTACACAGTGGTAGAACCAGCAGGTACCAATAGACCAGTTACAGTACCAGTTGCAGTAGAGCCAGTAGGCAAGCCACCACGCATGGTAGGATCGTTCAAGTACTTCCAGTCAGACTTGTAGAAGTCATAACCTCTACGGAAGCCAGTGAATCCAAGATTCAAGGCCATCTTCTCATCGTTGTCGAATAGACCATAAGAAGTACCTCCAGCACCGTAGCTGTTCTGAGCTGCCAACATATCATCGATGTCAAAGCTGAATGCTCTGTTAACGAAGATTACGTTCTCTTCAATAGATCCCTGCTTGTCAAGACGAGAGATGATGCTATCAAAGTCAGATAGAGTAGTTGGGTTACCACCACCCCATACGTTACCACGGTTGTTAACCACGTAGAAGATACCCTCAGAACCTTTGTTACCATACAATGGGTTCAAAGAAGCGTTAGCCACACCAGAACCAGTCTCAGCAGGAACTGCTTCAATCATTGCAGTCTCAAGATAGTCTTCGAAACGTAGACGAGTCTCGTGCTCAGACTTCAAATACCAAAGGTATCCAGTTGCACCATTCTCGGTAGTTACTTCTACCCATCCAATCTGAGCCATGTCAGAACCAGATACAGCATACTTGTCTTTGATGATGATTGGAGAGTTGTCGAAGATTTCGTCTTCAGCTTCCAAAGAACCAATCATACCAACAGTTCCTTTCTTAAATTCAGAACCATAAATCCATACTGAAAGTACAGCAGTTCCAGAGAAAGTCTGTCCACCACCTTCGTAGTAAGCAACATCGAAAGTATCAGCAGATGTGTTAACAGCGGTAACGATACCCTTGTTAGAAAGACCTGTAGCATTATCAGAGATAAATACAGTCTGTCCAGCACGGATTGCAATAGCGGTTACGTTAGCATCATTAACAGTAATAGTTGCAGAATCTGCTGCTGCAGCAGCTGAAGAATCACAGTTCACATACTTAGTATGCAAACGACCTTGCTCAGCCCACTTGATCATATCAGAGTTGGACGGCATTTCAGCTCCTACCATTCTAAGGAAAGAAGCCACGGTACGGTTACCATAACGCTCGAATTCTTTCTCGTAGGTATCAGGAAGATACTGGTTCAAGAAATCAAAGTTGGTAATGTAGTTAGTTGATAAAGGGACCTGCTCAGCACTTGGCTGCAACTGGAACCCAGGGGATGATAAAACTGGCATTGTTTTGTTTTTTTAGTTGTTAGATTTTTTTAATACTGCGGATTTTTAGACCCCTTCCAGAGTCTGGCGCAACCGCCTTCACCTGCATTCCACCCTTATTAACAACCTCAGGAGCTCTACGCTCAGACATATTTATATTTTTGGTCTTACGTAAAACATCATCGGTAGCATCCGCCTGCCCTTGCTCATAAAAGAACTTGGCAAACTTCTCAGGATTCATTGCGATAGACAAAGACTTGTGGTATCCAGCAGCATCCTTAATTAGTCCACTCTCATCCAAGAACTTATTAACAAAGTTTAATGGACTTGACTGAGCACTCTTTAATTCTGAAGCAGATGCCGGAGTAAATAGAATCTTCTTATCGTTAATGTCGAACTCAAATCCTTTGAAGTCTTTACTAAAGACCTCATCTGTCTTTTGGTCGAACCACTTACGCTTCCGATTACTTTCCTCCTCTATACTCTTTGACTGTTTTGTATACTGACGATAAGCATCAAACTCCTCCTTCTCTTCCTGAGATAAGCCCATACCACTTGACTCAAGCGGAAACTTATATTTCTCTTTCTGAGAGTTGAAGTAGTTCTTTGCCTCGGCAATAGCTTTCTTTCTTGCAATCTTTGTACGCTTAATCTTTGATTCCTCATCTAGGTCCTCATCGTAGGTATACTCCTCCATTAAGACATCGATATCCTCAGAATCAAGATTCTGTTGCGTATCTGCAAGGTACTCTCTAAGAAGGTTATCAGGGTCCATAGCATCGTAATCTTTCCTAAGCTTTAGGAAGTCATCGAAGCCACGACCAGTCTCCTTCTTATAATTTAAATAAGCTGAAACATCCTCAGGTAATTCTTCATTTACCTGTCTCTGATCCATCAACTCATCGAATGAATTGATTTGCTTATTGTATCTCTTTCCAATATATGAAAGAACTTTTTCTTCAGATAATTCCTCCTCTTGTGGAGGAGTATCTTGAACCCCATTGTCAATACTAGAAGTATCCAAACCAATTGATACCTCACCGTTGATTTCCTTTTCATGCTTTTCGAGAAGTTCTTGTTCAACTTCCTGAATACTTTTTGGCTCAACTGCATCTAGTGATCTTACTTTGATTTCCATTTAATTAGATTTTATGTTACAAATATATATTTTTTTTTAACGTGGCTCAAACTCTGCCATATCGAACCCATCAAGCGTATCCTCATTGGATTCAAAGTTCATTGGCGGCAAGTTATTCTTCCTCTGATTAATCAACTTAGACTGCTCAGTGTTCTGCTGACTAATTCTCTTGGCTTTAGATTCTTCCTTCATCATGTCTCTATCTGCGAGTAATGATTCTTTAGCACCAGAAATCTGCATCTGATACTGGAACTCTTCAGCCATCAACATTCTCTTAAGCTCAGCCTCTGCCTTTAACTTCTCAATGTCAAACGCCACCTCAGCCTGCTTCAATTGCATCTTGGCTTGAGCCTCTAACTGTATGTTCTGCATAGCAGTCTGCGCTGCAAATTCTTGAGATTGTAACTGCTGCTGAGCCATCATCTCCTGCTTCTGCATAGCCATCTTCTCCTCACGCTCCTGCTTCTTCACTCTCTTGAGTTTCAACAACTGGTTAGCAAGTTTAAGATTCTTAATCTCTCTGATGTCAATAGCATCCTCAAGATTAATATCACCCTTCGCTAGAGCAACCTGAATGTTCTGCTCAAGTTGTGCCTTCTGCTCCTCGTCTGGAGAAATCTCAATGAAGATACCAAAGTCGTAGATATAGAGGTCCTTGATGTCATTCAATATGGACACGTTGTACTTGCCAATCTTATTAGCAAAGTCATCCTTGAAGTCAGCGTACTGAAGAATGTCAGCAACACGATATGTAAGTGCCTCAGAAATTGTGCGATAAATAAATAGACCACTCTCAAGGATATGTCTAGTTGCTGTGTTTGAATTAAGTGCTGCAAGTTTCTGTACACCAACCAATGCATTAGGATCAGGAGTAGACCCATCTCTAGCCTCATTAAGACCAGTCACAGAACGGATCATGTCTAGATAGTGATTGTAGTTAGCAATCAACATCTGAGTCTTAGCCGCACCTGAGTTAGATGTAAGCTGCTGAATAGGAACTCGTGCATTGTTAAATTCACCATCCTGAGTGTAACTACGCCCAATAACACTACCAGTCTGGAAGTATAGTCTCAACGCATCCTCAGGGTTGTATGCTGCACCTGTACCCAAGTCAACCTCATTCAATCCATCAGCATCAATGAACACACCATCAGGCACCGTACGTGCAATGACCTGCTGTAACTTTAAGTGAGTCAACTGAATCAAGTCAGCGAAAGGTATCATCCTTCTCACCAACGACTCAATAGCACCCTTGTACATTCGTGGTGCACATGCCACATAATTTGGTATAGCATGCTGAGATGCAGACTTTGGTCTTACCATGTTCTCAGATAGTTCCCATTTCAACAAGAAGTTGGTACCCATCACCATGACACCATCATACCACACGTCAATGGTCTTCTCAATCTTCTCGAATCGACCTTCCTCCATCATCTCTACAGGAGGATTAAACTTGTCATCCTTCTCTATAACACGAGTACCACCACCTTCAAGAATCTTCTTCTTGTAGACCATCTTCTTGGTGGTCTTATAGTTGAAGTAAAGCAAGGTGCAGGTATCACGATAGAACATGCTGTTCTCATAGAATCGAGCAACATTGTAGTAGTCATACCAACTCTGAGAGTATTTGGATATCTCTTCCAACTGCTCACGTGTAAGAGTCGGGTCAATCTTAAGCAACTCAGTCATAGGAAGAGTCTTAATCTCTCCCCAATAGAAGCAGTCCTTAAAGAATGGGTCCTCAGTGTAACTGTACACAACATTGGCAGGGTCAACATAGGACACCTCAACGCCAGACCCTGGTAAGAACTCATGCTTAGCAATGCCAATTCCTAGTACCGTTAAGTCGTAGTCAATACGCTTGCGTGTATCTTGGTAGTGATTCTCATCAAGGATGGTATTAATAGCCTCCTCTTCAGCAATCTCAATCGCAGGCTTATACTTAAGCTGCATGTATAGAGATAGTTCCTCATCAGTCTGAGGCAACTCCTCCGGGTTAGTAACAAATGGATTAACACCAGTCTCGCCCTGTATCTTTAGAAGCAAGTCCTTAGAAAGCATCTGGCTCTCAATCATGTCCTGATACTTACTTCTCTTAGCCTGAGACATCGCATCCTGTGCATATGCCTTAACCTTAAAGAGTCTATCTCCCATTCCGTTAACAACAATGTCAACAAACTTAGGGAGAATAGGAACTGGAGTCCAGTCAAGGTTTAGGTAAGACAAGTCACCATCAATGGCTAACTCATTCTTATATTTCTGAATGGACTGCTCACCACGAGCGTATAAACGCAAGCGATTAAACTCAGCCCACTGATTGTAATATCTGCATTGACTTCCATCTTTTCGGAACCATTCCCAACTGATTGCCTGCCCGACCTGAAGACCAAACTCAGGGGTAGCTTTCTCCGAATCAGAAACAAACTGGCTTGGAAATGCTGTTGAAGATATATTGACTACGACATCTTTCATCTAATAATTTTACTTTGATTTCCAGTGTTAGCGTACTTTGCGAAATTAACACTAATTTTCGACTCTTTTTTATCTGGTAAATATACATGTTTTTGATTTGCCATTATAGCTAATCCAGAACTGATTGATGCATCGTGCTTTGTTCGGTCATTAATATCAAACTTAGCCCAGTCCTCAAGCGTTCTAATGAATGGCATTGTGCCTATCTCATCCGCTGGTCGGTAGGTAGATGTCATATCAAACCCAATAAACTTCTCAATGTATGACTCAATAGCAGAGGCGTGTGCCTGCTTCACTTCTTCACTTGAGTTAGGTATACCCCCCAACTCACGCTCTGTCTTGCTCAACTTGTTCAGCACCCTGTCAGGTCTGTTCAATGAGAACGCTCTGTAGCCCCTGTTCTTAAAGTGGTACAGTATACGTGCCTTGTTATTCTCTGCAAGCATAGGCATCCCATAGAACACACATGCCATCAACACATCTTCGAAGAATATCTCAGCAGTCTGTGGTCTAGCAATGTACTCTAAGAAGAACTGGTTCGCAGGAGCATCGTCCATGTGGTACTTAGTCATA